GCTGTGAAAGTTCCAGTGACCACCGAGATCAGACCAGCTTGAGAGACTGACAAATCTGGCTGACCCATCGCCCACTCTAAGCAGCGTATGTACATGATTGTCGTGACGAACATCATCAAGCGCGGCAGGACTTTCCAGTTATCTAATATCGTGTGCGCCATGTAACTTCCTACCTTTCTGCAAAAGTAAAAGAACCTCATTGAACTCTCGACCAGATCGCGCAGCCAAGCCTTCAATGATTAACTCAAGGTTCTGATCGAACAGACGTATGATCTCTGCGTCCTTCATCACCATTTCCCCTGTTGCTTGCCGATCAAGTAAAGCACCGCCGCCAAACCAGCGATACCCGCCAGCACGATGATGCCGCCAACAACCCACATTATTATAGCCTCTTTGATTTCGGCCTGACGATATGCAGTTTTCTTGCGCTGCGCTCTGATCTTGCGGAGCGTGTCCTTGTATTCCTCCAAGCCTTTCGGCCCGTGCTGGTACATGATGATTGTCTCGATCTCTTTCTTCATCGCCTGCAAACGCTTCTGCGCAGAGAATGCGTCAATTGCAGCCTGCTCTGCGGAGCCGGTCAGAGACGCAAACACACCCGGATTCTTCGCCTTTTCAGCTGCGTAATTTACGTCCGACACTGCACCAGCAAATTTGCTCAGAGCTGACGAAGCGTCGCGCCCAGCAGCGATCAACGACTTGGCATTGTTTACTGCACTGGCGGCAATGGCTATGGCGGAAATTGGATCAATCATGCTTCTGCGAACCTCTTTGGGCAGATATAGCGCGGTGGCACACTATACTTGCGGTCATACCACTGGCCCTTGCTGATCTTCGTCTGGCCGCACTCATAGTAGCAAGATTTGACCAGCACATTGCCTGCGCCCTGTATCCAAGCATGTCCGAAGGAAACAAAGACCAGCGCGCATAACATCGCTACATCTTCATTAGCACTGCCACCAGCAGCGCAATAATGAACCCAGTGGCCCCGATCATAATACCCTCAACGCGTCTGACACGGTTGAACAGGTCTTTGAACTGGATTCGCACCTCAGTTTTGATGGCGATGATTTCTTTCTCAAGCCCATCGATCCGGTCGTGTGCAGATGATACTGTGCGTTTGTCCATGTCGTGTCCTGTGGTCTTTAACGGTAAATACATCAGGCTATGTCGCTGATTATTTCAACGCGTATGTAACTGTTGTTTGGGAACGTCTCAATCCCACCGTTGGAATATGTCACCTCAAACTCAACCTGATATGAGCCAACGTCGGAAGTGTCTCCAGTTACCCAATCATACTGAACTGTCCCACCAGGCTCACTAATTACAGTGGCGTCAGAATCAATAACAACATTAGTCGAGCCAATTTCGCGCATGTGAAAACGAACAGTTGCACCGAGCAAGTCAACAGCATCTCCGTTGCCGTTTTTCAGGTCGGCGCGCAGCGATGGCGTCGTGTCATCTTGTTTTATGTAAAAGCTCATCATGCGGCCTCATTGTTTCCCTGCGTTATAATAACAGAGTTTGGATTTGCTTGCGACAGTTGAACGCCAGTTAAATTGCCAGCATATTCAAAGCGACGCGCTCTAGAAGCGTTGATTGCCGCATCTTGACCGTCAAACGAGAATATACCAACGCCATCAATGACGAAATATTGCTGAATGCCTGCCACCTGACCGACAAGCGCAAACTCACCAGCCTGTGCAGGAAGTGTAAGTTCAGGCTCAATTCGGGCATCGTCGTAGGTCGCAGTGAAATAACCTGTCTCAACGGTCAGCAGGTTGGTGTCGATAAAATCAACATCCTGACCAGTTACGCTGAATGATGCGTCACCACCGAGAACATAGAAGTTCACATCAAGCGAGACATCTTCTGCGTTGAGTGCGAATATGCCGACCTGTGCAACAAAGTTGTCACTGACATCGAAGTTAATATCTTGACCAGTGAGCGTATAGCTGGCGCCATCAACAGGCAGGACTTCGTTGATGTTAAGAACGGCATCCTGACCGGCCAGCGCAAACACGCCAGCGCCAGCAGTCAGGCTCGTGTCTACATCTGTGTCGGTGAATGTGAGTGTGAACGCACCCGCATTTGCAAAGAGAGCATAGTCGCGCAGGAGGTCGCTGTCTTGACCCGCGAGGGAAAAGTCTCCGAAGCCAACTTCGATGATGACATTCGGAAATGCGCTTGCATCCTGCCCAGTAAGAGTAAACGTACCAGTGGCAGCGGTCTTCCTGGTGTTGGCATTCGCCGCCTGACCCGCCAGCGCAAATGCGCCGGAGCCAGCAACAAATTGAACGCCAAAGAATGCAGCCTGACCCGTTACACCGAATGAACCTGCCTCTGCGGTCATTTCTCTGCTAATGCCAAAGTCAAATCCAGTCAGCGAGAATATGCCAATGTCAGCGGTCTTGACCAGCGCAAAGTTGGCGACTTGCTCTGCTGTCAGATATGTGCCGCGAACAGCGACGACGTTGGCATCAAGCACGAAGCCGTTATCTTGACCTGTCAGGCTATATGAGCCGCTGTCAGCCGCAAAGCTGCGTCCGATTAGCAGTCCAGCCTCTTGGCCAGTTAGGGCGTAACTGGTGGCCTCTGAGGATTTGGACAGCGCGAAGTCAGCCTCATACAGGTTGACCGCAAACGATCCCTGCGCACCCTCGAGGGCATACTCGCGAACCCCACCATCATCAGCGAGTGGGCTTGAGGCTAGTGGTGCAAATCCAAGCATGGCCTAATTCCCTTTAAGGTTTGGTAGGCCAGTCAGCCTCTTCCAGGTACGGGAAGTTTACATGATCTGTGATGTCACGCAAAGCCTGACGATAGGTTGTCATGGCAGCGTCCATTGTCACATCAGTCAACGCAAAGTAATCCGTAGCGGCAATTAGGTCATCACGTTGCCTGCGAATAGCCTCGCCAGCCTTGTCATCCAGTTTTGTTTGATACGCAGCCTCATGCTCTGCCTTGGTGGTTGTTACGCCATCCCCGTCAGTGGTGTCAGAGAACATATCACGGGCAACGTAGTTCTCTACCCAGTTGCCGTTTGCGTCCTGCACAACACCATCACGCACAGACGTTTGGTATGCGCCTGTCGTGGCTGCCGGAGACTTCAGCACTGCTTCTAGGTTGAGACCATCCAGTGTTGCTTGCTTCCATGCACGAGGCAGTGAGACGTTCTTGTAGTGGCTCCGCCATTGCCCTTGGGTTTTGACTTCGCCTGTTTCTGTGTGTCTATATTCAGTCATCAGAGTGATCCTTTCGTGATGCTGTTGATTGGCCTACGGGGATAACATCATCTATGTAGCGCCTTGTTGATCGGTCATTCTAAGTTTCGGCAAAACACGCAACTAAGATTGAATATGTTTCAGCAGTACCACCATTATCTGATGTAAAAGATACCACTGACGATGATGGGATGTCATTACTATGTGAAACTGTGACAAACTCAGTTGTACCCCCATCCTTTGAAACATCTTCAGTCAAGGAGCCACTGCTAGACGTTATGTCAGTAGCTGAATTGCTGTTTGAGGTAGTAGCAATCACAACCGTCGAGAAGCCAGAAGATGGGGTTGTGATAGAAGTGCTGATTGAGCTTACGTTATTAGCAACATTGCTGCTGCTAGTCGCCACGGATGTACTGTTGAATTTGTACAGAAAGATGTTAGCTTGACCTGCATGTGTAGCGCTTAGACTAACGCTTACATTTATGCTGCTGGTAATATCGAAGTCACTGATATATGCAATAGCCGAAGAGCAGAAGTCGGTAGAAGTAGCCCCATAAGAACGACCTATTATCGAAGCACTTTGGCCGCCGATTGTAACAGATGAATAGGGGCTACTAGTGTCACCACCACTATTTCGGCTTTGCAAGACTGCAATGACAGTAACCCCGTCAGCTGAATCTAGCCCCGCAAAGTTGCCACTAAATAAAGTATAANTTGTGNTGGTGGNGGACACTGCGGTAATTGCGCCTAAAAACTCTACTTCAGCCAAAGCTCCAGTTGAAGCTCCAGCCGAAGCCATCAGCAGCTTTTTTTTAGTAGTCATTACTCAAGCCCTCCTTAGCCGAACGCTTGACCAGCAGTGAAGCCATACCAGTTAGTCCCGCCATCACGGGTGGTGAATACGAATACATCCTTGGCAGACGCAGTAGCTGTAAGCGTAGGTGCAGTCGCAGCGGGCCAATCAACGCTTGCTGGCCATGTCACTGTGAAGCCACTAGCTGATGCGTCTTGGATGATCTCAATGCTAAACGAGTAAGNTGTNCCGCTTGCAGGNGGGTTGCTAAACGTGAACGTAGTGTTCTCCGTCAGTGTGTGGCTGAACGAGTTACCAGCCTCGCAGTCTACCGTAGTAGCGTTGCTGGATGATGTGACCGCTGCATAGGTCTCGTTGTAGCTGTCGGCTATGAACTCGCCTGTTACGTCAATGTCGCCAGTGTAAGACGATGTAACGACAGTGCTATCAATGCTGAACGTAGTGCCAGCCAAGTCAATACCAGTGCCAGCAGAATACGTTGTGTTGGTGTCTGTAGATGCAATCGTGAAGTTGGGGTAAGTCCCAGTGATCGTCACGTTGCTACCCTCAGTCAGAGCAACAGTCTGGTCTGGGGCAGAGTTAGTAATCGTGAAGTTGGGGTAGGTTCCACTTGTGGTGATACCAGTGCCATCAGTCAAAGCAACAGTTTGGTCAGATACAATCGGATGACCGCCAGCCGTTGACCCGTCGTGAATAACCGCCGTATTCTTGTCTATATCAACGGTAACTTCACCGACAGCGCCAGTGAAAGAGGATGTCTGTGCCGTTGTGCCTCGGCGTAACTGAACTTGTCTAGCCATTAGGTAAGGCTCCCATAATCATCTGTCAAAGTAACTGCGCCCGTAACGAGGCCATAATCCAAAGTGTCTGCAAGATCGTCTGCCAATACGGTCAAGAACAACGTAGCAGTCCCGCTCAAGTTAATCGCAGACCCAGCATTACTGCTTTCACTAACCGTGCGGGTCATCGTGGTTCCGGAAGCGGTGTAAGTACCAGAACCGATCTCCCAGTTGCTGCCGTCTTCTATTGTGTAGCGTACAATGTCGCCGTCAGCTACACCACCGCCAGCGAAGGTCTGATAACCATCCTCCGCTGACCCAAGTGTAACCGTGCCAGTGCCAGTGGTCGCAGTTGCAACTTTTACTCGGTTCGCTAATACGACCATTTCAGCACCTCTTTAGGCTTATGAGATTTGCAGAACACCGTTGGCAGCGGAGAAGTCCACTGTCAGGCTGTCGCCATCGTTAAGCGTCAAGGAAGAACCGTAATCATAATATCCGATCAAAGGATCGGCAGGAGATGTTACGGTGTCATTGTAGATGTAAACATAACGGAAAGGTCCAGTTGAGCCACCGCTTGATGTCAGCGTGATGTCCGACAGAACTAGCTTATATGTACCGCTAGTCTGCGTGGATGAGGATGTTGTCACGTTGCGCGAAGAAAGGTTGGTATATGCAACCTCTGTCACGTTTGCCAAAACACCATTGCCATCGCTGGCTGGGTTTGAACTCTCTGAGCCTGGGGCTGTATTCGATAGTGCGACAACAACTTGATCGCTCTCAAGGTCCATGTTGTGAACCGCATTGAGAACGAAATCGTTCACTTTGTTAAAGGTGGCCATTTCGGAACTCCGTATCGTTTATAAGGCATATGCCCCGGCATAATAACCCACTTTAGGTTGGAATGCTAGGCCAAGTTGGATTTGCGGGATCTTCAGTGTTTTCGGGCAAGTCTCTTAACTGCTGACGGTAGGTGGCCCATTCTTGCTTTTGAACGTCTGTTAGTGAACTGTCCCATAACATTTTTCGGTCAGACTTATTCAATATAAAGTTTCTTTCATGCCTTAAAAGTTGCCAATGATCTATATTACTGAAATCTATTTCACTCATAGTTAAGCTCCTCTAGTCTTGAGTAAAGATTGAAGAAATGACGCCATTGTTAATCTGCAACTTTCCTTTTCGGCCATTATACTGTCGCCAACCCACCGTTACTGTTTGAGACGTGTTAGCAGATGCGTTAAAGGCATAGTTACCCTGCAATGTAACACTTACTGCACCGTCAGTGTTCCCAGTTCCCCCGGTAGACAATACAAGTGTATTATTTACAAATACCTCTATGGAAAAAGCATAACTTCCTTCTCCACCGGGCCTTTGCTCCAGTGTTCCTTGTATGAAAAGAGTAAGCAAAGCAACAGAATTTGCCGTTGGAGTATATGTAAAGCTAGTTATTGTGCCAGAGGCCGCTGGACTATCCGTGTCCCCACTCCGGTTGCCATATTGACCCGACATGGTAGAAAACTTATTGGTCGATAAAGTCGGGATACGATCAGCCGATATTGTACCAGCGGTAATCTTGTCAGCAGATATGTTGCTAATCTTGGCATTGGTTATGATAGCGTCAGTGATCTGCGCTGAATTAGTGATGATGCCAGAAGTTGCCAGCAAGCCACCTGTGATGGTGTTGGCGACAATCTTGTCACCTGTGATCGTTTGACCATCAATTTTATTGCCAGTGATCTCATTCGCACCAATCTTGTCACCAGTAATAGTGTTAGCAGCGATCTTGTCACCAAGGATAGCACCAGCGGTAATCTTTGCAGAGGTGATAGCATTGGCGGCAATCTCGTCTGATGTGATAGCCCCCGCTGCAATGTTACTTGCCGCAATCGTATCTGCCGCGATTTCACTTGAGGTAATACTACCTGCGGCAATCTCAGAGGCTGTAACGGCGTTAGCTGCAATCTTAGCTGTTGTTATGGCGTTGGAGCCAACCTTGGTTTCTGTGATAGCCCCAGCGGCAATAACGTCACCTTGAACCGCACTCACAGCTATCTTAGCGTTAGTAACGGCGTCATTAGCCAGCTTTAGGGTGTCAATTAGTCCATCTGGTATCTGTGCATCTGCAATAGACCCCGTTAGGTCACTGAAGTCCTCAGCCCCGCCTACAACTGCCTCCCATGCAGAACCCGTCCACTGGTACANCTTGCCATCAGTACGGTTGAATACCTTTTCACCNACAAAGCTGCCTGAAGCCGGGAGTGATGTAACATCCTCAATGGCATAGAGACCTTGCTCAGTGAACAAGCTATATACACCATTCTCAAAGTCAGGGTCATCAAGGAAGGTAGTGGTCGCAGATACCCCTGATGTAAAAGCTGACTTATTGGCGCTGAAATCGACAGACTTTAAGAAGTAGTATTTGGTCTGATCCACATTCAGGTTTGATCTTATAAACTCACTACCACCTGAAATGCCAGCAAGAGAAGCACCTGAAGTTGTATTTGTGTCATTCTCCCAGACCTCCACATGCTTCAAGTCAGCATCCGCTGGGTTGGTCCAGTTGATCGTGATGTATCTAAAACCACCTTGGGCAGTAATACTGGTAGGAAGACCGGGTGCTGTAGTATCGCCACCGCCAGTAAGATTGACAGTAGCAAAAGCTCCCTTGACGCCACCAGCCGAGACTGCGCGCACTCGGAAGTTATATTGCACATTATCAATAAGTGGCGAGATTTCAATTGTATTTTGAACGGTGGTTGTGCTGGCGTAGACCGTATCGCTGGCAGCTTTCCACTCAATATCGTAATATTCAACAAACGAGCTATCAGCGGCATCCCAGGATAGAATGGCCGAGTTTATAAAAGTGCCGTCGCCCTGAGTGCGCCCGCCAGCTACAGCAGTCAGGTTCTGCACAGCCAGACCAGCATAAGGATCAGGCAAGTTAGTGTTATTGCCAATGATGTCGCTCTCTTCAGCGTTCCAATCGAATGCAGCCTCAGATGTCTCTTGCAGAGTCAGGCTAACACGAAGATCGCCAGCGTCCTGGTTAGATGAGAACTTCCAGCCGACCACCTCAAACTCTTTTTCATCGAAGCCATAGCGAGGGTTGGTAAATGCGATGATGTCACCAACTTCCACGTTGAACGCCTCAAGCCCAAAGTCTGCGCTGATGGTCATCTGTTCACGCCCGCGATAGAGCGTCATCTTGGCAATCCGCTGCGCTGTCGCCGCGCTGGTGGTGAACGGCAGCGGCAAGTCCAGCAGAAGCTCATCTCCGCCATCTTCTGTTTTAAACACGCCACTTTTGATCGCAGGATAGTCAGCCGTGATAAAGCCAGCCGAAGCATCGTTGAAGGTACCCGTCACACCGTTGAAGCTGTCACGCATTGTAGATCGAGTGCTTAAATTGATTTCACTGCGCAGATCGTCGAGAGTTAATGTTTTGACTGGTGAACTGTACGCGCCAACCTTTAGCTTCCAGTAGCCAGAACCCCAGAAAAGCGTGCCAGCGCAAGCGGTGGACATTTTGCC